ACTTTTGTTTTTCTAATTGTTTTTGTAAATCATAAACTCCATTCAATCTAATTTCTTTAATAACTTCGCAAACCCAATTTTGAAATGTTTCAGCTATTGGTTTTCTAGATTTAAATAAAATTTTATATAAACCTTTTTCAGTAAGAAATGTTACTTGTTTAGGTCCAGTAGACGTGTCAATAGTATTGACATGTCTTTCTGTATCATCAAAATTTACTATATGTGCTCTAATATTAGACATTTCTAAAATTTCACCAATGTCACTAGCTTTAAATAATGGTTCTTCATATGTTCCTTTTATTACAATTTCAGTATGTAAATTATTTTCGTTAAAAGCTTTAACTATTTCCATTAGACTTGTATATTCACTATTTACAAGTCTTTAAGTTATTTTATTAGAAAAATATATTTTTGGTCCGCCAACTTGCGAAGCAATTATTTGCTCCCGAAACTTCATGAGCAAAAGGATATAAATACTATTGACACTTTTACTTATTTAAGTAAAAACTTGCTTTACTTGTCAGGAAAGCAAAGTTTTGCTCACCCGGTTGGGTGACCAAAAAATTATAATCTTTATATTGTTGTTTGCTTTTAATATTAAAAATCAATAAGGGCGTCCATATTATGGACACCGTTTAATATTAAAATATATAAATAAAAACCACACGATATAAGGTGTTTAATTGGAGTAAGCCAAACCACCCATACCACTCATAATTCTCAACACGTTATAGTTGGTAGCATAGACACGAACCTTAGCAGTCTTGGTTCCCTCAACAGTTGCGTTAGACAAGACCAATTGAAGTGTGGCGTTATCAATTCTGGAGAAATTGCACGTGCCGCTTGGTTGATGTTCCTCTGGGCGAAGAGCGAAAGAGTAAACGTTAATACCTTCATCAGGGTTGCGAGTGTGAGCTTGGTATGGTTGAACCCAAGAGAAGTAAGTTCCTTCACGCTCAGAGAAGCGATCTTGGCCGTTCAATTGAAGCTTAGCAGTGACGACAGGATTCATACCCCAACAGTGCATATCCAAAGAGGTTTCAGCCAAGACGAAGGTGCCAGCATCAGAAACTCCAGAGTTCTCAAGACTAGGTGAGTTAGTTCCGGCCGAAAGAGCAGCAATTTCTGCAGCAGAAAGTCCAGTTGTGTTCAAAGGAACTTGTTGTCCACCAAGATTGGCTTCATTGTAAGGGTTGGAAGGTCCGTGCCAGTATCCAGTAAATCCAGGGAATTCAGCAGCAGGTTGGTAGTCAAGAGCACCAGCATCTTGGAACAAACCACGAGCATCAATGTAGGCACGAGAGTCACCAGCAATAGCACCTGGACCACCGAAGGCATGGATAGCGTTAGGAAGAGCATCAATAGCATCGGTGTAGTTGAAAGGTTGAGCACCAAGAACCTTGAACAAAAGAGCATCACATGTCAAAGATGAGCAGTAATCGACGTTTTGGTCAGGTTGAACAACCCAGATCAATTCCTTAACAGGGTGGTTGAAGTTGAGCTTGATCTTGTTGGAAGAAGAACCAACAGACTCGTCACCAGTGAATTGAAGTTGTGTGATCAAGTACTCGTGAGGATTTTGGGCCATTCTTCTGCGCTCATCAGTGTCCAAGAAGACGTAGTCAACGTACAAAGAGGCAGCAACCAAAGATTGGTTGTAGGCAATGGTAGCAGGAACTGGACGACCAACTGTATATTGAGCGGCAGAACTGTTTTGCCAAGGTTGGTTTTGGCAGTTCAATGTGGTAACAGCCCACAAGCACTCATCAATTGGACGAATATCAAGGTTAATCTTGACTTCGTGGTATTGAAGAGCAATCAAAGGAAGGGCAAGACCAGGGTTGCAGCAGAACCAGAATTGAAGAGGAACGTACAAAGTGGTTTCAGGAAGAGCGTTTCTTGGGGCACAAACTTGACGAGGAGCCAAGGAGTCACAAGGAGATTCGACATCAGAGAAAGAAGGATCAGTGATGAAAGTAAGTTGAGTGGTGTTACCAATCATCTTGAAATAACCACGTTGTTGCTCAGAGGTCATAGTCAATTGATTCCAGATGTGCATCCAGTCACCATATTGACGGTCGATTCTTTGACCACCAATTTCGACTTCAACTTGAGCGATCAATTGCTCACCAGGGAAATCTAACCAACGAGCATAGACACCAGTGTTTTGTCCAGAGGAGTAGTTTCCGAGACCCATAAGTTGGTTGATCTCAGGAAGAGTAACTTGTAAATAAGTGCGGTAAGCAAGATCTCCGTTTCTGGAGATCACGCATTGGACACGACGTCCGAAATCGGCTTGACCGTTGAATGTTTGTTCGATTGATTCGATGGCAAAGTTAGTATATCTGCGATAAGTAACTTTCCAGAAAGTAATTTGAGGATTACCTGTACATTTCCTCTACCTTACCTTTCGATAAGGATTAGACTATATCTTATGAAGAATTCAAATTTAGTTTATCTATTTGCGAAGTTAACAAAAATTCTTCCGAAAACCATTTAGTCGTTGAACCTTCTTCTTTAAATTTTTCTAATTTTCCAACAATATAATTTATTTGATTAGTGTCAATATTTTTTTTCGATGAATTGTAATTTATCGTAACTGGCATCATATTAGACCAATTCCAACACTTTAATTTTTCATCTTCATTTGTCAAATCATATTTACATACCGGTATAATATGATCTATAGACCAGTATGTTCCATAGTTATCCCAATTCATATCTTCAGTAAAATTATACTCTAACCATTCTCTAAAATACTGAATATTACAACCTATGTAATTCATAGTGGATGTATTTTTTGTTAAAACACATCTTAAACGAGCGGCCAGCGATTTTTTAATTCTATAGTTCATATTTGTATTATGTTGATTTCTACACCACTCTGTCTTTTGTTCTGTTAAGAATGATGGATAGCATGATAAACAAATTTTTTTTTTATAGAACTTTTTGAGTTTTGCAAAATTCTTTAAGGGCTTTTTTTCATTACATTTTTCACATTCAATAATAAAAGTTTCTGCCTTTTTTTTTCTTAAATTTTGTTTTCGTATTTTATCCATATCATTTAAACATTTTTTACATACATTGGAATATCTATTATTTTCATTGTATTTTCTGAAGTCACTGATCTGTTTAATATTTTCACATTTTACACATTTTTTTGGTAATATTTCTGGTTCCATTATTAATAATGTGTTTTATATTTATATTGTTTTAAAAACTAGAATTTATTTAATGAAGCTTGGATGCTCATTGCCCATTTCAATTAGGTTTAATATCTAATATCACCTTATTCATTATTACTATACCCAAGTTTTTTCTCTTGGCCACACATTTCTCTCAAAATGTGCTTAGTAGAATAAGTTTTAGGGGTTTCAAGCAGTTTGATTTTCTCACTAGGGGTATTCTATTCAAAATATAATTTTGAATTCCCTAATTAACGTCCGTGGTTAAAAAAATCCACAAAAGGGGTTTCGAATATCTTATTTTTTCGATATTCCCTGACGTTTTTCTACCCTACAGGTTTTTAAGGTAAACATCTTGAGCACCATAAGCGACGAGTTGCATTAATCCACCTCCCATTTTATAATATGGCTAAAGAAAAAAAATTTTTGGAAATTAAATTAATTAATTTTAATTATTTTAATTAATTAATTTTCTAATTTTCTTTATTTTTTTATCTATGAAAAAATTTATTCAAATCTAAATTGCTATTCATAAATTGTAATAAATATGCGTCTTCTAGTACTTCCTTTTTACCTTCATGATTTTTTGAAAATACATATGATTCTCCCCTTTTTTTAACAGACCATCCTTGCTCTATAGAATTATAAAGTAGAATCATTTTTTGGAATTTTATTGCGTCCATTTTTAAATTTTCATTTTCTAAATCTTTTAAGGAGTCTAGATTGATTTTAAATTCCATTAAAGTATTTCTATAAAACTTAAATTATGTTTAAACTTATTACAATTATTACACTTATAACAAGTAATGAAATAGGTAATGAAATAATAAATATAAGTGGAGTAAAGAAAAATATATATCTAAATGAATTAAATTAATATTAATACCATAAATTTAAATAAATAATTTCTCTATATTATAAATTAAATAAATATCAATTCTAATATTAAAAGAGGTATGCCATCTTTCAAACCAAAATCAAGTAAAAAGATTAAATTCAACAAAAAGTCAGCGATTACTCTTGACACAAAGCATAAAGAGTTTTTAAATGAATTTTCAAAGGATGAAAATATAATATTAGAACATAAATTTGAAATAGCTGAGTTAAATAAAAAACTTCAGGAAAATACAAATGATTTAACTATTGAAGAAAAATTGGAAATAAATGATCGTATAATTGAATTAAAGGGAAATATCAAAGAAACGAAACATAAAAAAAAGGATTATTTGCTGGATAATTCGAAATACATATTTGAATATTTTGAAAATAAAAAAAATATTTCAACTGGTGTAAAAACAGAAACGGTAACAAATAAATCAAAATTAGTTAATAATTTTTTTAAAATTAAGGATGATACAGATAATGAAGTTAATTTAATTCAAAAGGATAATAATAATATTGTATTAAAATACCTGAGTAATGTAAGCGATGATTTTTTAGACATTAATAATTTTGTATATCAAACCGATATATGTCAGGTTTGTCATAAAGGAGAATTAATACCACTTGAAGAAGATGGAATAATGATTTGTAATATGTGTTCAAGGAGTATACCTTATCTTATTGAAAATGAAAAACCGTCTTATAAAGAACCTCCAAAGGAAGTTTGTTTCTATGCTTATAAACGTATCAATCATTTTAAGGAAATTCTAGCACAATTTCAAGGTAAAGAAACAACACAAATTCCTCCTGATGTTATTGAAAATATTAAGTTGCAAATCAAAAAAGAGAGAATTTCCATACATCAAATTACAAATATAAAAACTAAAGAAATTCTTAAAAAATTAGGATATAATAAGTATTACGAACATATACCATTTATTAAAGATAAATTAGGAATTAAACCGCCGATTATGTCACAAGAACTTGAAGAAACCCTTTGTAATTTATTTGTCGAACTACAAGCACCTTATTCTAAATTTTGTCCGGATGATCGTGTTAATTTTTTAAATTATTATTATACTGCATATAAGCTATGTGAGCTTTTAGGTGAAAATCAATATTTGGAACATTTTCCAATGTTAAAAGATCCTGAAAAGCGTATGGAACAAGATGTAATATGGAAAAAAATTTGTATTGAATTAAATTGGGAATTTATACCGACTGTTTAATTTTCACATAATAAAATACATTTCATACAATAAAATAAAACATTATTGTATGAAAAATTAAGATTTATACGGGATTTAAGATTTATATGGAAAAAGTTTTAACATACTAGTATTATAAATAGAGTAATTTGGGTCATAGTTATTTGCACCTACTCCCCTGCCAAAACACATACCACCCTTGAGTGTTAGATTACGTCTACTGTTTCTGCGAGTTGTTCTTGTTTTTTTTGTCTTGTTTTTTCTAGAAATTCTTCTACGTCTTTTTCCACCAAATTCATCAAATAATGACCTATCTTCGCTAGTTGTATAACCGGAATCACTATTTCTACTTAGTTCATTTAAATTCATCGTTCCTTGAGAATTAAATGAGTCGTTCATAATATTTATATCATGGATATCATCTTCCGCATGAGGAATAGCATCAATTTGATTAGTTCCATTCCCAAAAATATGTTCATTTAATAATTCAACCATAACTTGTTCAGTCATATAATCAGGGTCAATTTGAGACCCTTGGTTCATGATTATATTTACCTTTTGCATAATCTCATTCAAAGAAACCCCTAAATCTTGAAGGCTTTCTACTTGATTGGCTGTAAAACCGCGTTCTCTCAATTGTTGTATATCACCTTGAGAGAGAGCACCTCCCTTCATGTTACGTCTTTTATCTCTTTTATCTACAGTATGTTTTTTCACCATAATATATTATTAGATTTTAAATATATTTGTCTAAAAGTTCACCTGAATTATTGAAAATCCAAATTTCATATTTATAACAACGATATATGTGTTATTTCATTTTTTATTTTCATAAAAGCATAAATGTTATATTTTTATAAAATCAATTAAATCATCGTACCATTATGGTCTAAAATCCCCCAGGAAAGCGAACTAAATTCAAACCGATACCTAGCCCAGAACCAGAGCGTGCACTGGCACCCATAGATGGTACATAAGTGTCAAGAATGCTAAATGTAGCAGCAGCCGTCAAAGCAATCAAAACAATTTCCTCAATATTCAAGGAACGTTTAGGAATAGCATAAGCAGCAATAGCAACCATTAAACCTTCAACAAGGTACTTGATAATTCTTTTAACAAGTTCGCCGACATTGATTAAACCGTCCATTATATTAAATGTTAAGAAAAAATAATTTATGCGCTAAATAACTTAAAAATAAATAATTGAATTAATTAAAATGGATCGTTCTAAAAGTAAGCAATCTAAAAAATCTGGTTTTGAGAGAAAAATGAATAATGGTAATGCAAATCCTAAATATGTTGATTTATTGGAAGAGGACAAGCCAATCGCTGGACAAAAATTTGTTTGTATGTCTTTTGTTTCACCTGAAAAAATCCTTAAGGAAAAGGAAATTTTTTATTTTGAGGAATTCCTAAAGAACTGGGAATTTAATAAATCTATGGAAAAATTTTTGCAATTTATTAATTTTGTTTCATACAAATACAATTTGTCATTTGAAGATTTGAATAAAGATTTTAAGGATTTTGTTCAGGAAGAAAAGAATAATTTATCTAAATCCAATCTATCCGATGACTATAAAACTTATCTTGACAATCATGAAGAAGAATTACAGAAGAAATTTGATGTTGAACATAATTTCCAAACAAGTACAAGAGGTTTAAAGGTTAGAGGTGTTTATCCCACTGAACAAGAAGCCGAGTTAAGATGTAAGATGTTAAGAGAGGTCGACCCTCACCATGATATTATGATTGGTCCTGTTGGTTTGTGGATGCCATGGGATCCGGAGGCTTATAAGACTGGTCGTGTTGAATATATGGAAGAAGAACTTAACCAATTGATGCATGAGAAACAAAAGAATGAGGCAAATGCAAAGGGTGCTTTTGAACAACGTGTGAAAGAAACTAAACAACAGGCAATTGAGGAGAATATTAAGAAGGCTGAAAAATATGGCAACACTTTATCACAAACGATTGATGAAAATGGTAATTTAATTGGTGTCAATAATGCAAGCACTCAAGAGGTTGCTCTAGGCGAACAAGAGAATATTTCAACAGCTGATATTTGCAAGGAATTATTTGAAGGTGAAAATATTGTTGTAGGAAAGACTGATTACGGACAAAGTCAATTGAAGTCAGGACCATTTGCAAATAATAAATAAGCAAAAATATTATTATTCATTAAATAAATAATAATAATTTAAATTCCATAATCATGAAAACATAATGTATTGTCACTAAAACTAGCTCGTTGTTTACCAATTCTAGTTTTAAAACAATACCATAAATCTTTTTTCTGGTAATCCTTCCAAACTATATCATTTGCATATAACCAATGTTGTCTTGTTGATATTAATAAAGGCAAACACCATTCATATAACTCTATTAATTTATCATAATAGTTACAATTAACTATATATCCGGATGCTGTTTGAGCAAATAATACTTTATTGATATTTCCTTCTTCAATAGGCAAATATTCGTGTAAATTATATGATAACATACATACATTAAAATCAATATTACCCTCAAAAAATGTTTTCAAATTATCTTCAAATACTTCTTTCGTTACAAGAAATTCAAAATCATCTTCAAAAATTAAAATATTTTTATAATTTCTCTCTTTTGCTAATTTTAAAACTGACAAATGTGATAAACCACAACCATAAATTCCACAATCAGGAGTTGGAATTGCTTCAAATCTTTCATAATTTAAATTAAAATTATTTAATTCATTTTCAATTTGTTCTCGTCTATCAGTTCTTTTACTTAGATTAATATAAATAATTTTATCAATATAATTTGACATTTATATTATAATATTAGTATAATATTTATATTATAATATTAGTATAATATTTTATAAATATGCATTTATCATAAATTTAATAAATTATATAATTATCCAATCCATAATTAATTTCATTTAAACATCTTATAACTTTATTATGGTCTTCTTCAAAACAACTTCCAATAGTGCTTTCATTTCCTTCTTGAATTATTAACCATGGAAAATAACAATATGAATGATTGTATAATTGAAGTCTTGATGTCATCCAATCAGAAGAATAATAATAATTATTAAATAAATTTAAAATATTTTTTACTCCTCTAAAAGAAATAATATAACCTCCAGCTAAATATTGTTCTCTGCATAAATTCCATTCATGTATTGGATGACACGGCTCAGATGAATTTAATAATATCAAATCCCAATGAGGATCATTAATGTCTTTAAAAAAATTATCTAATTTGGATTTCCAATCTTTATCGAAACAAGCATCATCTTCTAATATTAGTGCATATGGTAACTTGTTATTATATATATATTTCCACAAATTTACGTGTGACTGAGCACAACCTATTTGTCCATTATTTAAGTTATTGTTAAAACTGTCAATAATATCATCTGTGCCACCAATAGCAGCAGGAACTCTATTAACATCAAGACCAATAATTTCAAATTTTTTCTCCATTTTTAACCAACGTTCATTATTACTTAATAGAGATATACAAAAGCAGTTTGATTTATTAAAAATAAAATTACTCATGGTTTTACTTTTATTTACGCTTTAATCTTTAAATAATAATATTATATAAAATATAATGATATAAATATAATATTATATAATATTATATATATGACGTATATTTACACAATGAATTTAATTGTATCCTTATTAAAATTGTCATTAGTTGTCGGGTTAGTTTCAGGAACTAATTTTGACCCAACTAATTCTTTTGAAAAATTTATATCCTATTATGGAGTAAAAATTGAACCAATACATTATCAATTTAGAAAAGAGTTATATAGACAAGAGCAAAGAAGAATTCTAGCACATAATAATGCTAATAAAGGTTGGAATGAAACAATGAACCCGATGACAATTTTAACTGCGGATGAAAGAAAACAATTTTATGGATATTCAAAAGGCGTTAAACAATATCATACTCCTATGAAACAAATGAAAAACATTAAAACAGATTCAATTAATTTAAATTTATTGCCTAAAAATGTTGATTGGAGAACTAGAGGTGTTGTAACTGCTGTAAAATCACAAGGTAGCTGTGGTAGTTGTTGGGCTTTTGCTTCTACTGCGGTAATTGAATCACATGTCGCTATAAATACGAATAAATTATATGATTTATCACCACAACAAATTGCTACTTGTACTCCTAATCCACTAGAATGTGGAGGTAAAGGAAATTGTCAAGGAGCAACAGCAGAACTAGCATTTGATTATGTTGCAAATTCCGCAGGATTATATGATGAATTCCAAGTTCCATATACTGAGTATTATGGTATTGAAACAATTTGTGCTTTACCTTTGGATACACCTAGAGCTACAATTTCAGGATATGTTAAATTGGAAGAAAATAATTACGAACAATTGATGTATGCTGTAGCTACTGTTGGTCCAATTGCTGTTTCAGTGGATGCAAGCTCTTGGCATTCTTATTCTTCAGGAATTTTTAACGGATGTAATCAAACCAATCCTGATATTAATCATGCCGTAGTTCTTGTTGGATATGGCACAGATTATTCGTCGGGTCATGATTATTGGTTAATAAGAAATTCTTGGTCTGCCTCTTGGGGTGAATCCGGTTATATAAGATTATTGCGCCAAAAAACTGCTAATACTCACGATGATGAAACATGTGGAATGGATATAACTCCTCAAGATGGAACTGCTTGTGCTGGGGATAATCAGCCAGTTAAAGTATGTGGAACTTGTGGAATTTTATATGATTCATCCTATCCTACTGGTGCGAATACACTATAATTTTACTAAATAACACTATAATTATTAATTATTATAGTGTTATATGTTTAATATTTTACCAATTAGAAGTTTTTTTAACATTAATTCTTGGTCCTGCTCCTCGTTTTTTATTCTTAGCAGGGTCATATTGCTCTTCTTGATCTTCATCAGGTAATCCTTTAGATAATTCCCAGAATTCTTTTGAGCCAAGACGGAAATCGTTATGATTATCTGCCTTGTAATAAAATACTTGGTCGTTTAACTTATTAGATTTAGAATTATTATTAATTACTAGGCATTCATAATTTTCAGTACATTGATCCATTACCTGACAAAATGCCTCGAATGTTGGAAACATACCAGCATAATTCTCATATATTCGCTTTCTATTCGCAATATAATTCTCTCGAAGAATGAAAACATAATCTATATTGGTTCTTAGTGTTGGAGGAATACCTAATGGATATTGCATTGTGATAACTAACATTACTTTCCAGTGTCTCAATAATACCGTTTTCATTTAGACATTTCCTTCTAAAATCACAAAACCTATACTTTTTAAATGGGTATAGCATTCTCTCGAATGGGGTTAGACTATATCTTAAGATATCATCGAAACGGGCTAAGTTTCTCAATCCCACGGGCATTTAGTCGTTGAACAATCATCATATCCTTACCATAACGGAGTTAGATGACTTGCTGCGGGTTGTCTCTATTTTATACCTTTTTACTATACCTTATGTGATTAGCATA